GCCCCGCCCGGGGGGCCCTTATAACCCCCAACCCCCCCGCCCGGATGGGGGGGGGGATTGGAGAAACACGATCCATGGTACCACACGCACCGCCACGGGGGGGAAATGCCCAGCAAATGCTTACATATCACTTGCCACCTTCCGGCAGTCGCCAATGATTCGGCAAGCCTTGGGCTCTGCGCCCGCCACCACCAGGAATTCTTGAGCCACCGATTACCACCGGCGCCACGAGGCGGCACTGTGCCTATCGCTCAGGCGCTGGAGCTGCTGGCAAAGATTGTTTCGCTTGATCTCTCACTCCGGGAAATCGGGAAAATCGTTGGACTTCCCAAGGACACTATTTGGCGCATCAAAGGACTTCGATCACAATATGTTCGCAGGCCAACATGGGAAAAATTACAAGCATCGTACGCAACTAAGCTGTACCTAGAGGGGCTGGGCCATGGGCAAACAGCGTAACGTGAGAAAAGTCACACATCAGTATCGTGAGCGAGTCAAACGAGTTAGAAGGCAGCTAGAGCGCGACCCCTCGAAAGCCGTTTGCTGGATTTGCGGCGACCCTATCGACATGAGCTTACCCACATCCCACCAGATGGCTTTCACACTCGACCACATTATCGCACTCGCCACCGGAGGCGGCTTGATGGGTGAAACCCGCCCCGCACACCGAAAATGCAACTCCGAACGATCAGACGGCAGACGCCGCCCGGCTGACACGCTCCTCGATTGGTGAGCCGCAAAACCCCAGGTCGCAACCAAACCATGGCGAATTCCCGGGCGGCACCCTGGGGGGTACCCCCCGCCGCCCCGGATCCTCTCACCTCCCGGTAATGCGATACACATTCGCGCCGGGAATGTCGCCTAGGGGTTAACACGAAAAAAATTCCCCTAAAATCACACCGTGTTAAACCTGTAAAACAGCTGATGAAAGCCGAAAACCGCCATTAACCAGGTAGGGGCGGTTAACAACAATCAGCAATTAGGCACCATGAGGGGGAGGCGTGAAAAAACCCGCGAAAAACCGGGCAAAATGCGGCACAGTATCCGGCTATCGGCAACACCAACGCCACGGAGAAGAAAGCTGCGAAAAATGCCGCCACGCTGCCGCCGAATACATGAAAGCCCGGCGCGCCGGGCAACCAACCAAGCCAGTCACCACGAAGAAGCGTGGGCGACCCAAGAAAGACAATAACGAATCCACAACGCCGAAGCTGGAAAAGAAAAACGTACCACATCGCAAGAGCAAGAGGGAGTACGACCCCCTACAAGATGGCTATCTACGCGATTCCGGGAAAAAACTATGGCTTGCTATCAAAAGTGCATATGAACTAGATCCTGTAGGGGATATTCTCCTCATGGAAGCGTGTCGCATGAAAGACCGACTTGACCGGCTAGCCGGCGCCCTGTCGTCCTCAAGTAGTCTGTGGTTTGAGCTTGGGGACCCAATCGAAACTGCCGATGGGGAAGTCCAAATTCAAGTCGTCGTGAATAATATGATTGCCGAAGCCCGCCAGCTGCAAGCCGCTATGGCTATCAACCTGGGGAAAATAGGTGTCCTCAAACCCGCTAAAGCCATCAGTGAATCCAGCAGCGTTATGGATCAGCTACAGGCAAAGCGGGCGGCGCGCCGGGAAGCTGCAAAGAAGAAAGCCACGATGTCGTGACTACGGCAGTCCTAGAAGCGGATCCAGCGGATCCACGGCTAGAGGTGCCGGAATCTCTATTTAATCCGCGGCATGATGAAGAAGTTGGACAGCAGATACCCCGGTATTTCCATGCTCCGCAATGGGAATCAACCGCCGGAGAAGACTTAGCTGATATTGCTAGCATTGCCGGGTTGGAATTCATGCCGTGGCAGCAAATCGTGGCCAATAATGCTATGGCGGAAGATCCGGTCACTGGTAGATGGCAAGCGTTTCGCGTATGCCTGATCGTGCCGCGGCAAAATGGGAAAAACGCCCTTGTCAGGGCGCGCCTGCTAGCGGGACTTTTCCTATTTGGTGAGGAAAAGCTTGTATTTTCAGCCCATCTGTTTAAAACAGCTCACGCTGAATATTTAGCTATCCGTCAAATTATTGAATCCATACCTGAGTGGATGGATATGGTCGCCCGCATGCCCGATTCGCGGGAAACGGCAATCATCCTCAAAGATGGTCGGCGGCTGGATTTCCTATCCCGGGTGCGCACCTCAGGGCGTGGGTTACAGGGAGACCTGGTAATCATTGACGAGGCTTTCGCGGTGTCGGAGGAGCTGATTTCCGACCTGTTGCCGGTCATGGTTACTCGTGAAAACGCCCAGGTTTGGTTCACGTCGTCAACCGGTTTCGACTACTCCACCGTGCTGAAAAACCTTCGTGAAGACGCTACAGAGCGCCCAGAGGAAAATAAGCATTTGGCGTTTTTTGAATGGTCCGTGGATATCAAAAAGATAGATTGGCGAAGCCGAGAAGCTGTTCAAAAGTCCAATCCGTCTTTAGGCTATCTGATTTCGTGGGATTGGGTCCGAGAAGTCGAGCTGTCAATCATGGGTGAAGAGCAATACCAGCGGGAGCGTCTAGGTGTGTGGGCGGATAATTCAGCTGATGCTGTTATTGGTGTTGATTTGTGGGATCGTGCCGTGGTGTCCAAGGAGATTTTCCAGAGTTACCGAGTGAAAAAGCGCTCTCTAGCGTTGGAGATCACCCAGGATCGTTCTAAAGCGTTTGTGGCGGGTGCCGCTCTGCTTAACGACGGTAGGGTAATTGTTGAGATCATCGACGCTCTAAACGGGGTGGCGAAAGTACAGGATCTGCTGCATGCTCTTGTGAAAAAATCAAAGCCGGTAGCGGGTATCGTTATTGACTCATATTCGGGTGCTTCGGCTATGGTGCCGCGGCTATCGGCGGCGGGTATACCGGTCTCGCTAGCTACCACCCGGGACCTCACCGCCGGCAGCGCTGATTTCTATGACCGGCTCGTGAATCTTGACGAAAATTTGGTTTTCGAACCCACGCTTTTGCATGGCTCCCACCCAATGCTAGATGACGCCGCCTATACAGCCCGCCGCCGCCCGGTCGGAGCGTCGCGTACAGCGTGGACATGGCAAGCGTTTGGTGGAATACCTGTAGAGCCTCTACGTGCCGTGACGCTGGCGCTGCGGGGGCTGAGCATGGAGCCAATCAAGAAACGCCGCGGGAGGGTCGCATAAATGAACGTAGAGGATCTAGCGCTGTTCCAAGCTGTTGAGGTTTTACAGACGTTCGAGCGCATGCTTCAGAAACTCAAAATTCAAAAACAGCAGGTAGCGAACATTAATTCGTGGCTGCGCCCTGAACTAGAGGTGGGGTTTCAACTGCCCCGGAAAGCAACAACAGAGCACAAAGGTCTATCTATGCTTTCCCGCACCCCATGGCTAAAACTCGTGGTAGACAATGTGACCCAGGCCATGTTTGTCGATAACATTTATTCTAGTAAAGGCCCTACCTCTGAGCTTTGGCGTATCTGGCGGGCAAATAAATTACACTCGCGGCAGATTGCTAACCATCGCTGTTTTATCGCCTATGGGCACTCATATGCCTTGGTGACGCACAATTATTACGATAATGAAATACCACTGGTTCGGCTTCTCTCTCCCTGCACTATGGCTGTAGAATACGGAGATACCGGCAGTTTCGACCATCGCCCGGCGGCGGCTTTATACGAATATTCAAATGGCGGGCGCATCTATTGGTCATTATTCTTCCCTGGTGTCCGATACGATATCGGGAAAAACCCCAATCCCGGAACTATTACCCGTGATGAAACGGGCTTTTCTTCCGAATACGCTATCCTCAATTGCGAAGAACTGGACGTGGATTACGTGCCGGTCGTCAGGTTTGCTAACCAGGAAGACCTAGACGGCAATGTGATAGGGGAGGTTGAACCGTTCATCCCTACTGCTCAGCGGATAAATAAAACTACCTATGACCGGCTCCTTGCCCAACACTTCAACTCCTGGAAAGTGAAAACTGTCACGGGGCTTGATCTGCCGGTTCTTAAAGATCAGGACGGAGACCCAACAGATCAACCAGATGAAGCAGCCACAGACCACCTGAAAATCAAACTCGCACAAGAAGACATGCTGGTTTCCGATGACCCAGAAACCAGGTTTGGCGTGCTAGACGCCACAGCGTTAGAACCATTCGTGGAATCCTTCAAATCCGATATTGAGGCTCTCGCGGCAGTATCTCAAACACCGGCTCACGCCCTTACCGGGCAAATGAGCAACCTTACGCCCGAAGCGCTTGCCGCCGCCCGGGGCCCCCTCATGCAAAAGGTATCAGAGCGGAAGGCGAACGCCAGCGCTTCGTACGATACGCTGCTCCAAATTATCGCCGACCATGCCGGGCTAGCAGAGCTGGCAGACGATCCGATGCTACGTGTTACGTGGCAAGATACGGAAATCAGGTCCATGAGCCAAGCCGTCGATGCCCTAGGGAAAGCCGCCCAAATGCTAGGTGTGCCGAAACGTGCCCTCTGGCCTCTCATCCCCAATATCGAACGCTCCACCATCGAAGAATGGGAACGCCTAGCTGACGAAGAACTCGAATCCGACCCAATGAACGCTCTATTCCAGCGGCAAACAGCACGAAATGAAGATGAGGTAACCGGTGGCTAAAACCAACCGGGGTCGAGAGCTCACCGAAAACCACCGAATAGCCCAAGCCACACTAGCAGAACGCCTAGTCAACTGGGTTATAGAAGTAGTGCTACGACTGTTTAAAATTAGCGATATCGACGACTCCGCTATCCGAATCGCGGAAGAAATCGTACCGCGAATACTCCAATATCGTGCAGTTTCCGAACACCTGTCCGAAAACTACATGGTCGACTTCCGGGATGCTGAAGTGCCGAAGCGCAATAGGCAACCAATAGATTTCGGCACCGACACCTACCAGCCCAGCGAAGCCGTGCACCAGGTTATCGTGTCAATCAGGGCCACCGCGAAAATCGCAGTGAAACAATCCCTGACCAGCAACGAAGTCACACAGAGAACCGCGAAAGCCGTAGCCGCAAAAGCTCAAAAAATAGCCCAAGATGGCGGAAGGCGCGCCATCATCCACGACGTCGAGCATGGGAAAGGCCCAATCGGCTATGCCCGGGTACTCGATTCGAAACCATGTGCGTTTTGCGCCATGCTTGCCAGCCGCGGCGTTTCATACACCGGATTCCTACCAGACGGCACCGGACTATACCGAAGTGATGCTTTTAAAGCCGCTAATAGCCGATTTATCGGTGACGGAAAATTCAAAGTACACGATTACTGCGGTTGCACACTCGAACCCGTGTACGAGCGCGCCGGGAAAATTCGCCTTCCTGGGATTGGCGACCGGTTGGCATGGGAGTGGGCAGAAGTTGCCGCTGGGCAGCCGGACTCTTTCAAAGCGTGGCGTAGGTGGTGGGATTCAAAAACCTTACCTGACGATTATGAAGGGGCTTTAGAATCTGAGGGGACAAAAAGGCCGAAAAAGAAAAAGAAAACTAATCCATGGGTGGCAAGCCCAATTGTGGGATTCACGAAGGATGATTACCTGAAACAGGTTGCTGACCTGCAAAAACGCCTTGAAGGTGTGGAGAAAGAAATTGCAGTAATGAAGGCCCACGGAGCTGCTGACCGTGATGTAAACCTTTTCAGTCTAAAGCACCAGAGAAAAGTACTTTTGTCGCGTATCGAGTCGTACAAGAAACACGCTGCCAGTATGTAGATAACCATCAATAACCGCCCGGAGCGGTTCTGTGACGGGGGACATAAAGAGGGGATCATAGTCTTGACTCGTGAAGAAGTATTACAGCTGATCGAAGAAGTCGTCGAAAAATACCAAAATGGAAACCAGGCGGGGGAAGCCCAGGCGGCTACCTCTGCCAACCAGCCCGCCGGCAAAAACGTGGAAGCGGAAACCGCAGAAGACAACGGAGAAGAAACCGCCGCCCCAGGAGGCGACACCTCAACCCCGGAATCAGACGCTGACACCGAAGCTGACAATGTGGCAGAACCCCGGGAGGATTCCGCCGCTGGCCAGCAGGAAGAATCAAGCGAAGACACGGCTGACGGCAAGGATGCCGCCCCAGGAGGCGACAATGAAACCGGCAGTGACCTAGAAAATGCCTTGAAAAAGATCCACAAGCTGAATCGGGAAAATCAAACGCTCCGGCAGCGTGCCAAAGAATCCGAACAGAAGATACGGCAGTACGAAATCCCCAAAAAAGCCGGTGTTCCTGCTGAATTATCCGAATGGGTGCGGGGCAATACAGATGAAGAAATGGAAGAAGACGCGAAGCGCTTAGCGGAAGCCCTCAACAGTATTCAAAAGCAAAACCCAGGTACGAAACGGAAAAGCTTTTTCGACGGTCTAGCCCAAGATAGTCGCGGCACCAAACCCGAAGATGAAACCGATCTTTCCAAGATTGGTGAACGTATTTACAAACGCTAAAACCTAAGCTAAGGACATATATAATGCATATGCTATATACTGAGCCGCAGATTGCGCGCTCCACACTCGCGGCGGTTCGGAACCGTTCCACGCTCTCGCGGATCGTGAATCAGGATTTCTCCCAAGATTTCATCCCCGGTCGCGGTGGCGCTATCACCATTAAATCCCCGGTGTATATGGCTGACGCCCGGGTATACACCGCAGCGGATCGTGCAGCTGACCGGTCAATCACCTACTCTGACCTGTACGAACCGTACCGCAGCATGAAGATCACTGACCAGATCTACCAGGCTGTGAAGCTGCCGGATAATTTCGTCACGTTTGACCTCACCGCCATGGAAACCCAGGTCATTGCCCCCATGGCGGAGACCGTAGCAGACGCCCTAAATAATGAGGTTGTAAAGGCATTCGAGTCTGTGCCAGCAGGTCTTACCGCACAAGACCGTGGCGCAAAAAACAAGCTTTTCTCCACAGATGGCACCGCCTACGATACTGCCGCTGATCTGAAAGCCGCCGATAAGGTTTTCAACGGCATGGGCTTGGGACTGAGTACCCGATTCAAGAACGAGAACCTGAAAGCAGACGACCACAGTGGTGTGCTCCCGGCAATCCGCTACGCGGTAAACCTGCTGAACTCCCGCGGCGTGAAACCCCAAGACCGGTATTTAGTGGTCGGCGCCGGCTGGGCAGCAGCCCTCCGGGCAACCCCAAGCCTCACCAAGGTCAACGAAGCCGGCACCGATGGGCTCCTCCGGGAAAATATCCTAGGTCGCCTCTACGGACTCACAGTTGTAGAGGACAACGTTATTGACGCCTACGCCGCCTACGCCTACAAGATGGACGCAATTACGCTTGCCAGCCGGGTAAGCGCCCCGCCGAAGGGCGCCGCTTTCTCCGCCACAATCTCCCAAGACGGCTTCAGCCTCCGCTACCTGCATGATTACGATGTGGATAAGCTCCAAGATCGTGCCGTTATTGACACATTCGCAAAAGCTGAGGTACTCGACCTACAACGCATTGTGAAATTGACCGGTAAGGAAGGCATGGAAGAGCCGAAAACCCCCGTCCCCGCCGGACCCTAACCACTAAATAAGGAGATCACCCATGGCCACCGTGAAACTCATATCCAGTGACGACCTGAAACGCTCCCTCCCCCAGGAGGAAGCCGCCACTTTCGATACTGGATTCGCCGCCTGGGTGATCGAAATGGTAAGCGCCGCAGCACTCCACGAAACAAAACAAACGTGGAAACAGCCTGAAGATTTGCCGGCGGGCGTGGTGCCGGTACTCGCCATAGCTGCCCGCCGGCTCTATACCAATCCTGACCGGTTTACCCGAGAATCAGATGGTAGCTACTCCTACGGTCTTGATTCATCAGTGACGAAATCGGCAATCTTCACCCCTGACCAGCTGGCAATCCTCCGGGATTACGCTACCACCACAACTAAGATCAAGGGCTTTGGCACTATCAGCACCTACCGCGGTGACATGCTCCAGAATCGGCAAGGTCAGGTGATCTGGTGAGCCTGCGGCATAAAACCCACGCCACAGATAAAGTCACGGTGATACTCCGGGAAAATCAAATAGGGCGTCACGGGCGCCTAGTGCCGGTAGAAACCGGCAGAGTCGAATGCTGGGGGAGGATACAGCCATCAACCACAGATGAGATTCTAGGCGTGGCCACCGCCGGCGAAACCCAGGTACTCACGATGAAAAACTTCCTTTGCCGGACTTTCCCGGGGGATTCACTATCTCAAGTGCTTGACAGTAACGGCATGCTGTACAACATTGTCGGGGAACCCGAACGTTTTACCAGCTCACGACTCACCGCCAGAACCGTAGTACGCCTCAAACAGGCAACCCAAACCAAGGGGGTTTAGCGTCACCGTGGCGAAAATATACATGAAAACCGGGCGGCAGATGGCCCAACTTGCCGCCGAATCCGGCATCCTCGATGAAGCCGCTGCCGCTATCAAAACTAAAGCCGAAGCCGCCGCCGCCCAACACCACCACACTGGTGAATACTCCCAAAATTTCAAAATCGGCACCGCCCGCGGCAAAGGCGGCGTTACCGACCGATATGTGTACAACGACCACCCCGCCGCTCTCGCTATCGAATACGGGCATTTCGCACAAAAAAAAGGTGGCGAACTCGGCAAATTCGTACCAGGAAAATTCATACTCCTACGATCCATAGGCCAACTTAGATGACGCCCAAACATACCCGCCCGGATATCATCAAACGGGTTGTTGAACACATCAACGAAACCGTGCCGGAGAGCCATGCTACGGCATCTATAGATGCGTGGTTGAGCCCAAGGGTGATAACGACGCTGGTCACGCCTGTTCGAATGGCGCCAACTACTCGTATGCCATGGAATCGAATGCTTTTCGAATCCCAGATATCCGTGACCGTATTGGGGCCTGACTACGACCAGGTAGCCGATATAGCGGATATGGTTCAGGAGGCGGTTTTGTCGCTTAGTGACCATCCTGCTACCGGCGTGGCTATCGTAATAACCGACAGTGAACCTCTGCGGATTGCGCCGCATAACCCGTCAGGGGTCGAGCAAATATCTGCGACATACACCCTGACTGTCAGGGGGGATAGGGGACAATAACCATGGCATATGTAGACGATGCTGTATTTATTCCTGGGAAAGGTGCGGTGCTTATCGCCCCGAAAGATACTGACTGCCCGGAGTTGACGGTTATCACAAAATGGCTTGAAGACACCACTAAAAACGCCGGCACTTTCACGCCAGTTGGCTATACAGCTCTGGACTCGCTACCAGGGATCAACTCTGACATTTCCGGTGGTGAGGTTAAGGGGGTATGGGAAAACCCAGCGCTACGGAAAACAAAAACTGAATCCAAAGATTCTGTTGTAGTCAAATACGCCCAATGGACCAAGGAACCTCTTCAGCACCGGTTTGGCCGAGATGGCGCCGTCGATACCACTAAAAAACAATTCTCGATTCCCGCCAACTACGTTCCAGTAGAAGTATCTCTGCTGATCGTCTTTATTGATAGCAGCGGACCCCTGGTACTGCACTATCGGTTTGCATCTTCCTCCCCTGACGGCTCCATAGAAACCAGCAATGAGGATTTTATGAAGATGGGTGTGAAGTACGATATCCTGCAAATCACCGGCAAATCCAAGGGCACCATCATGCACAAAGACATGGTGTAAGGAATTGTCGCGTAATAGATATCCCGGGCGGGCGTCAACCATGATTATTGGTGACGCCCGCCTTTCTGATCCAAGGAGAACAATATGGCAACCCCAAATAACCGCCAGAATCGTAAACAGCGCCGCGCTACCGGCACCGGCAAAAAAAAGCGCAACAACCAGCCACGGAACCAAAACCGCAGCAACCCTAACTCCCAACACCAGCCACAACAACAATGGGAGCAAGAACCGCCGCGGTTTAACCCGAATCCGGCACCAACTAACTATTTCCCCGGCGGTTACGGCAATCAGCAGCAGCAACCCGCTCAACCGAATAACGGAGCCTATGGCAACCAGCATGGGGCGCCGGGTAGCGTAAACGATTTTGATTTTACTGGTAATTTCCCAGCTGAAGCCGTGACTGATCCAGAACCAGTAATCGAAGAGTACTACGAGGACGACGAAGATTCTTGGGGAGAAGATGCTCCGCAGCTCAAGGATTTCTCCAATATGCTTCCCGCTAGCACTCTAGGAATCTATGCTCAAGCGCTTATGCTATCAGAAGAGCTAGGCCCAATCGCACGAGGGTTCGACTCCGAGAATATGAGCTCCCAGAGCATGGAAGCGATGCATAAATCCGTAGAAAAGGCCCAGGAAATGGTGCTGGATAATGCAGAAGACCGAGCTGAAATGCAGGAATTTCTAGAATCATTGTCCCTGAATGACGGCATTGCATTCATTATGGAAAAATTCGCCGAAATCTTGGAATCACTGGGAAATTAATTTGCCTGCGCACGTATGTGCAAAAATTTGGTTCGGCACTCGTGCCGGACTTCCAGCAATTCTATAATCTACGTTTTACGCAGGTCATACGGGAATGGGGGGTGAAAGAAGTCCTGCTACTTATTGCAGGGCTCCCGGAAGAATCCCGGCTTTTCGCCCGAATGATGGGTGAAAAACAAGGGCAAGCTTGGAGCAAATCGGATTGGGTCCTGTTTGACCTGCGTAATTCCGTAGAAGCATTACGTGTAATGCAGGCAAATAGTGACGGAAAAAAACGAACATCTTTTAACCAGTACAAGGTTTTCCCAGGCCATAAGGTGCAAGAGCGCAAACAGGCCGAACGCACGCTGGCTGCGTGGCGGGCGCGACTAGCAGCGGGTAGCGGAGTCGAACAACTGTACTAAATAACTATCGGGGGGATAGTATATGGCCACCAAGGGCATGGGCCGAACAATTGGCGCTGCAAACGTTAAAATCATGCCCGACACCAAGGGCTTTGCGCAAAAACTCAAAGATAATCTCCTCAATATTGAGCACAAAACCAAGCTCAGGGTTCGTGCTGAAATTGACTCCGCAGCGCTTCGGAACTCCGCTGAACGAGCTATTGACCAACTCGACCGAATTTTTAAAGTTAATGTTGAAGCCAGCGTACATTTAAGTTCTCTCATCGCCTCAGCTAGCCGTGCTGTTGAAGCCGCGAATAATGCCGCCGGAAATATCAATGTTGAAGCGCTAATAGACCAGCCGAAAATCATTACGGCTGCCCACAAGGCTGTGGAATCCGCAGAGGCTGCCGCTGGCAAAATCAACGTTGAGACCACAATTGACGAGCAACAATTAGCCAAAAAAGCTAAAAGTGCAGCGCATCTAGCAGTCCTTCATGCGCAAAGTGCTACGCACGCAATTGATATTCCCGCCGAAATTGATACCGAGGATCTCAGGCATCGCCTCAGTAAGGCGATTGATGAGGTCGGGGCTTTCGGCTTCCTCAAATCAGATATCCAAATTGCTGCCGACTTTGACCAGCATGGATTAGTGGAAAAAATTAATTCCGCAGTTCAGGCAGTGCAAGAGTTCGCAAAAGTTGATGTTGATGCTGATGTTGATTCCACCGAATTGGTCCAGTCCGCGAAAGCATCAATCAGGGCTGTTGAAACAGCTATCGACGCGATACGGATTGAGCCGCAATTAGGTGATCCGGGGAAAATCGCCCGCGAAGCGAACCGGACTATCAAAGACGCCGAAAAAATCCTCCCTCCGCTCCGCCCGGATATGGATGTGGATTCACCCGGGTTTATCGCCCGAGTAAAAGCCGCATGCATTGCCGCAGCTCAACACGCCAAGGTCAATGTTGACCTTGATGTGAAAGACGGATTGTCCCGGTTTGGGTCGGGGTTATCAGCAATTATGGGCCCGGTGGGTGCCGTTTCAGCGGGCTTGGGGAAGATCTCCGCGGTTGCTGGCGGCGCCACCGCCGGCATTGCTGGGCTGGCTGCTCACGTAGCTTCTCTAGTGCAGGCGCTGGGCCCGGGCGTGGCCCAGGTCGGCGCGCTGGCGGCTGCCATGGGGCCGTCAGGCTTAGGCGCCGCGGCGCTGGGTGTGGGCACGCTGAAAACCGCATTCTCAGGGCTAAATGAGGTCCTAGAAGCCAAAACTATTGAAGAGCTAGGCCCCGCCCTTGAGAATCTTTCCCCCGCCGCCCGGGAGTTTGCCGGTGACCTACTCTCCCTCCGAGAGCGCTTCGGTGAACTAGGGGAGGATATTCAGGAGAAATTTTTCGCTAATTTCTCAAATTTCGGCGAAATTGCTATCCTCATGGATCCGCTTCAGGAAGCCATGGGGGATGTGGCGGTTGACCTAGGGAATGCCGCAGCAGGCGTAGTAGATTTCCTCACTCAAGGTAGCGGGTTTGAGGCGTTTAATGTTCTGCTCGATAACTCCGCCAATATCGCAGGTCGCGTAGGTGATACCCTTGGAAGTCTTTTCCAAGGGATCATTGCCGCTGGTGCGGCAGCTTCACCGATCGTTTCCGCGCTTTCGGAAAAAATCGCCGAAATGGCCGAAGCTTGGGCCCAGAAAATGGTTGCCGGTTTCGAAGACGGATCCCTTACCGCATATTTCGAAAGTGCGCTCGAAACACTCAAAAGCTTTTGGGGATTCGTCCAAGACCTAGGCGGAATCGTCAGTGGCGTTTTCTCTGCCATGGCTGCCAGTGGTGGCCCGCTCCTAGGCATGCTAGGTGCCGGCGCTGATGCCCTGAATAACTGGGTAAACAGTGCCGAGGGAATGACTACCCTCACGGACTTCTTTAGCATGATGGCGGGTGCAGTCGATGCAGTACTGCCAATTGTTGGGCAGCTAGGAAACATCATCCTAACTACCTTGGCGCCAGCATTCGTGCAAACGGTCGAAGCTCTCGCTCCGTTCGTACAAATGCTCCTCGAATCCCTCAAACCTGCACTGGATTCACTAGCACCGGTACTGCCGGTGGTGGCTCAAGCAATCGGCGAAGGCATCACAGCCATGGCGCCACTGCTGCCGGTGGTGGCTCAGGCAATTGCCGATATCCTGCTAGCCGTTGCCCCGCTCATCCCTCAGCTGGCGGAATTAGCCACAGAAATTCTTATCCCAATGATCCCAACAATCGCAACAATGATTGAGGGATTTGCAAAAATTATCGAGATCCTTATCCCCATGGCCCCGGCAATCATGGGTGTGGTCGGCGCTTTCGTGGTGCTGGCTAATCCGATAGGCGCTGTGGTGGCGGCAGTGGGCCTGTTGGTTGGTGCCCTGGTGAATCATTGGCCTGAGATCGAGAATTTTTTCAGCGATTTAGGCCAGAGCATTAGCGATGGTTTCAGCCGATTTGGTGAATGGCTCTCCGGCGTAGGTGACACAATAGTCACAGGCTTCAACAACGCTACTAGCGCAGCAGGCGACACGATCAGTGGTTTTTGGAACACCACGACTAGCGTATTCCAAATCGCGGGTGAGCAAATCAGCGGTTTCACCAGTGCCGCCTGGGAAAGCGTAAAAGAGCACTTTCACCAGGGTGTTTCTATCGGTCTTGACACAGTAGCAGGTTTCGCCGGCACAATAGGGGATACTTTCTACCGAATCAAGGATGTGCTTACCGGCACATTCTCTAAAGCCTGGTCTGATCTGAAAGAAGCTGCTAGCAACGGTGTCGGCGGCATCCTCGACTACGTAGGATCAATCCCAAGCCGGTCCCTTGAAGCTCTGGGGAATATCGGAAAAATCCTTTTCGACTCCGGCAAAGCCCTAATCCGCGGGTTTATTGACGGCATCAAACGAATGATTGGTAACGTCAAAGACGCAGCTGCTGATGTGGTCCAGGCCGCCCGGGATTTCTTCCCCTTCTCGCCAGCGAAGAAAGGCCCGTTCTCCGGTCGTGGCTGGGTCCTCTACTCCGGCAAATCAATAGGCGAAGCCTTCGCAGAGGGAATCCGCGGCACCGCCCAGACGGTGGCCACCGCCGCCCGCGGCGTCATTACTGACGCTCGTGATGCATTTGATGAGGTAGAAATAGCATTCCAAGGTGGCGATTGGGGTTATGGAACTCTCGAAAAATACTTCGGTGAGGGCATTTCCCGCGCCATCGTAGACGGTGCTTCCCATGCTGGTGACGCTCTCCGTGCTCAAGCGGCGCAGTCGGAATCCCTCCGCGAAGCCGGTCAAGCCATGGGCAAAACCGTAGGCGATGCCATGGCCCACGCAGTCGCTGACCTATCCGATATCTCAGACGAACTCACCATCGCGTTTGATGGTGGGGACTGGGGTTACGGGACTCTGGAGAAGTACTTGGGTACGAAATCAGCCCAGGTACTGACCAAGTTCGCTAGCCAAGCCGGTGAAACATACCGTCAAGTGACCAGGCAAATACAGGAATTCACCGCCGCGGTCAATTCGGAAATCTCCGAACACGTCCAACAAGCCAACCAGGTAGTAGAAGAGATACGACGCCCCTTCGACGAAGCCGCAGCCCCCATGGTAGAAGCCGGGCGCAGCCTAGGCGAAGCATTCGCCCAGGGCATCGCAGACACCCAACGCCAAATTGAGGAAGCCGCCAATAACGCAGTCGGCGCCGCCCGGGACTTCTTCCCCTTCTCACCAGCGAAGAAAGGTCCGTTCTCCGGGCGTGGCTGGGTCCTCTACTCCGGTCAAGCGGTCGGTAGCGCATTCGCCCAGGGCATCGCAGATACTGCCGCTGATGCCGCAGCAGCTGCTGCGAAAATTGCCACTACAACACGAAATAATCTAGATTCAGTAGTGAGCGCCACTAACACCGTTGGCAATAAGCCCGGCGCGCCGGGTAGCCGGCTGGGTGGTGATTACTCCGTGCATGTGGGCACTGTGGTGGCTGCTGACCCTACAGCCCCGCTGCGTGAGATTGAGGCGATGCAGCGTGCTGCCCAGATTCGTGGAGGTGGTTTTTAATGTTAACGGTACGTTGGGAAGCTCCAAATGGTAAGGTTTGGAATTTAACGACGGGTGCGCAGGGTGTGAAATTGGATATGAATAATTCCAATTTCATGGGTGAATTCTCCTATAACTATGACGAATCTGGTGTGAATATTCGCGGGGTGAAATATGGGAAAATAGAGCCTGCTTTGGCTATCCAAATCAACCCGGATTTATCTTCCACGGCATGGTACAACTTGCATATGGAATGGTGGAATCAAGCGAATTCGGCATTGAAAGATGGCAAGCTTCTTATAGATAGGCCAGATGGCACCACGGTGTATATTGACGCTAGGTTAGCTAAAGTTCCTGGTACAAGCTTTCCGTATGACCCAGGCATGAGGTTTGCTGAGCCGCCGATTGAGCCGTGGATATTGACAAGTAATTTTTCCCATTGGTGGGGTACATTAGTTTTCCAGTGGCAGTTTTCCAATGGAGTAGCCGTTGAGCATACGGGAGGAGCTGTTGTTAGTGGTGATGAATTACAGTTAACTAAATCACTGTCCAACAAGGATTTAGCGCTTTTGAAATCGGCTCCCTTGTATCCTACGTATATATTTAGAAATATTAAGAAGACTCCTAGTAAAACCGAGTTTGGGGCGAAGGGCAGTCTAATGCAAATAACGAATAAAGCGAAAGGATTTACCGGCTATTTAACAATTGAGACTGATCCGATGCAGAGGAAGGTTTCGAGTCAGGGGCTGCCGGTCTGGGGGTATATATCAGGTCCTATGGCGCCACTTTCAGATGATATGCGGGTTATTTTACCAAAAGATTTAGCTGACGATGTATACGTTGCGCTGCATCAACGTTATGCTACACCGTTCTAGAGAGGTAGGAAATTGGCTACAGAATATTTGACGCCCTGGGGATGGGATAGTGAACCTATCAAGCTTGAAATTGTTAGTGCCTGGGGGGAGTCGTTCGGTCTGCTACCTCATGTTACTTATATCAAAGGTGCTATAGGTGCTTGTGATGGGCCATGTGATTTGTTTATCCGCTGCCTATATTCCTCTCAGATTAACCACCTAATAAACTGCAAGGGCGGCTATTTAGTGAAGGTAACTATTAATCGTCGCATTAATCTGTATTGTCCTCGTGAGGTCAATATTTTAGGTGATGACACTGAGGACACGCCGATAGTGGAAATGACTTTAGTGGACGGTGGCGGCTTCGTATATGGCACACCAATGCCGCTTAATTTCCCTGTCACCAAGGCAAATGGGTCTACCATGATGCAAAAACTCATGTCAGAAAAACTTGGAATGACGCTAGAGCCACGCCGGTATTTTTTTGAAGTCTTCTTGCCTGAATGGGATGAGTCACCAGAATTTTGGTCAGGTGAAAATCAGGAGTCCAACAGTATTGGCGATATGGTACGACTATCATTAGCCAGTCGTGGGTTTTATTTTACTGTAACACCTGGGCATGAAGGTCGCTGGATGATCCGAGTACAGGTTCTGAAATTCCCGGAGAAACCCACCTATACGATAAGCCGAGGAAACGGTGATATAAAAAGCTGGCGGCTACGAACATTCGGATCTCAGGCGAAAGAAATGGTCGCTGATGTCGGAAACCAATCCCATATCAGTATACAAACGCCAAAATTCTTGTGGGCCAGTGGCTGGGAACACCGGGGGAAAGCGGTTCAAACCTCTAGCGCAAACGTCGATGCCTATTTCGACTCCCTACAGGAATCTTCACAGCTGGAAATCGAGCTCAACCCTAGCGCGCCTTTCGCTATCGGTCCGAAATCGCTTTCGAACATGCAAACCATCTGGGAGGGGCACACCGTTGAGGTGGATTTAGGTATCCCTGGGCTAAAACAAACCCTAAGGGTTATGCGGGTGGAGTTCGAACAAACCCCCGAAAGATTCACTATGACTCCGGTGCTTTCCCAGCCTGATAAATCACCTCGTGGTGTGTGGAACCAACTCTCAAAGCAGGGGAAAGAGATAGATTTTATCCGCGCCATGAGCAGGTAAACTTTCCTATCTAGGTGGTCCGGCTTTCCGCTGTTTTTGTGCAATATCCGGGTTGTGGGTTAGGGTTTTAGTAGCTCGTCGCCCATGTGGTGAAGGAGTATCCGGGGCAGTGCGTTTAGCGCGCTGCCCCCGTTTTTATGCCTACCAAACCCCACCAAGGTGCCCCTCCTGTGGTGTCGCATATACGCAGTTTCCCCGGCGCGCCGGGTTGAATGTGGGGGCAATATTTTTTATTGAGGGAGGGGTAATTATGGTCAGACAGTGGCCAATGCTTCAGGATTCGTACACCTTGACTAGTGGTTTTGGGCCCCGCTGGGGCACTCATCATAGTGGGTTGGATTTCGGCGCACCTGACGGCACGCCCTTTTACGCCTGCGCTGGCGGTACGGTGCAGTATATCGGTTCCGCCCAGGGGTATGGGCAGTGGATTGTGATTGACCACCCGGATAGTGAGGGAGGCGGTTGCACCGAATATGGTCACATGTGGGATGCGTTTGCTACCGGCTTGAAGGTGGGGGATTGGGTCCACGCTGGTCAACTCATCGGCTATGTGGGTAGTAACGGCGAATCGACCGGTCCGCATCTACATTTAGGCGTACATGAGTACGACTACAGTAGCCGGCTGGTGGATCCTGAGGAGTGGTTACGGGGCTGCCCGCACCCGCTGCCGTATAACACGGTGCCGAATAATGTCACCGGTACGATATTTGGCGTAGATGTGTCAGAGCACCAGGATGGCATGAGTTTGGTTGCCGCAGCCAATGAGGGCATCGACTTCGCTATTATCCGTACCAGTGACGGCACCTACCAGGATCGTACCTACCGCAGTCACGTAGATGACGCCCGCGCTGCGGGGCTCGTGAGTGCCGCCTACTGCTATTTGCGGAACCCCAACGAGGGCACCACTATTCAGCAGCAGGTAGGTGCTGCTCTAGAGGTTATGGGGGATAACCACCGACTCCCCGTGTGGTTAGATTGTGAGACTGACGCCGGGCTGACCGAGGACCATATCTGGGAGGCTAAACGCCTGTTCGAAATGATGGGTGTGAGAGTACCTGGCGTGTATACCTATGTGCCTTGGTGGGAGCAGCGAATCCACGGTGGTGAACCGGATTCCCACCGGTTCGGCGCCATGTGGGTAGCTGCCTATGGGGACAACCCTCATGGCGCGCCACGGCTCCTGTACGGGGGTAATTCTCACCCGCAGTGGGATTACCCGCTAGGAAATCAGAAACCCGCTATTTGGCAGTTCGGTTCCAATGCACGGGTTGCTGGCTATGACGTGGATATCAATGCTTACCGCGGCACCCGTGCTGAACTCGAACACTTGTTCACTGGCGGTATGCCCGCCCCAATGACTAAAGATGAAGGAGAATCACAAATGCTACGCTGGATTTTGGATCAGCTCGTAGGCCCCGAATGGGAGGGGGACAAGCCGAAATTCTCCGGCTGGAAACAAACCGAGGGGAAAACCCTCACCGACTACATTGCCGACAAGCTCCGGCTCCTACCGGAAATCGCCCGAACCGTGGCCACGCTCCCGGAGCGGCTAGACCGGATTGAAAAACTCCTCACCGCCGGCAGCGATAACCAGCCCTCCGGTGAAGCCCCGAAGCCCTCCCAGAAAGAAGCCGAATAAATCATGCTGACTATCACATTTTGGAAGGACGCCCTGGGGCGTGCCCTGCGTACCGCAGCCCAGACGGCAGCAGGATGCTGGACCACTGACGTGCTTATCATGGACCTACCGTGGAAAGTCATGCTGGGGCTAGCTGGCACCGCAGCGTTATACTCGATCCTCACCTCGATATCGACCGAACCAATCGGGCCCCGCGGCGTCGTGGCCACAACCGACCTCACGCCAACACCCGCCGGTGAAACCGCGCCGGGCGGCGCCGCCCACAGCTCAGCCGCGCAGACGCCCAGCAGCCCCGCCGAGCGGCCGCGC